CCTTCAGTGAGTGCATCACCGACAACTTATTCAGGCCATCAGCTGTCTGGTATACCGCCATGCGGTCACCAGAGCTGACGCGTGAAAAGTCGTAAGTGACGCTGTTCACTGTCAGAGTCGGGATTGGATCGGGTAGGGCCATGTGCTACTTTCGCATTATCCAGGTCACGGGATTTCCGGACTCTGGTATGCATGGATGGCACAACGCGATTAAGCGCCATACCTTGTTGTGGTGTCAGACTTCTTTGTATTATTTAAGAAGCAGAGCACCGACAAGGGCCTTTTGACGGCTTGTGAAACCATTTTCATTCAGGCCGAAACCAAAGGGTGTTGCCTTCCTTCTACGTAGGTATTTCGCGTAGAACGTGGTCGAAACCACGCTAGGGAAGGTGTAGCTTGCACTCGGGTCGTCCATACGACCAAAGCGCATGCCACGTACCTCTCGCAAATTATGGAGTTCACATTTCTCCATAACGTAACCGAAAGGCATAACAAGGCCATCGCGGGCGAACATGGAGACGTTATGAATTATGTCTCCAACGTTAGCTACCCAATCGGCAGCCCAGGAATAAGGTAACAGATTCCAAGCTGTTTCGACGGTCAAGCCGCCGTAGAGATGTCGAAGCTCTGCTTCTTGTCTCAACAGCTTAGAACGCAAACTACCGTCCATTGGAGGAAGGTAGTATGTGAACGCACCACTGAACCAAGTCTTCTTTGTTCTAGTGATGGTTTCTGTCATCTCTCCAGGCCATCCGTCCAGGGCGGGAGTTAAATAGCCGGCCACTTGCGAGTTACAAGGGCCGCCTAGATATTTCTCGAATCCTGTGACGGCTGGGTGTACAATGGTTGTTGTTTCATTGTACTCTGGAAATTCATACCGACGTCTGATAACCTTGCCAGCGTTCCTAGCATAGCCGTTTATGAGTTTTTCACATTCATAAAGGGCTTTGCGGAACTTAGCAAGATCGCTCAACAGTGGCGCAATGCCAAAGTTGTAGTTG